TTTCAATACCATCCAGAATCATTTCATCTCTAAATGTATAATTTACAAAGTTTGCTTTATATGCCAAGTGATTTGCTATTTTAACAAAGCACTCACCAATATAATTTGGTACCTGAGGTCTGTCATCACCAGATTCCTCAGCTTCTATACGAATGTTTCTATAGGCAGTCATTGCTTCTAGAAACTCCTTATTGTTTATGTAGTGTGATGAATTTGGATCACGTCTTTTTGCCATAATATACTCCTAATGTATTTGCTTTTTTATAACGGCGTCAGCTAATTCCGCCAATGTTTCTAAGTCTAAGTCGTCTAATGTTTCCTCTAAATAAGACTCGCTCATGTCTGATAGTTTAGGGAGGTCCTCAATGGAAACATTTTCATTTAAATAAGTAGCGCTTACAATACTGTTATAACCTTCTACAAATTTTTCATCTAAGTTTGATACCGCCAAAACATTTATTCTATCTATTTTAAAAATTCCTGTATCACTAAATGCAATCCAGGGCCGTAAACTTAATTGTTCTCCTACAACACCTCGATTCATAGACAAATGACTAACAACCTCAATCGGGTGTTCTATTTCATATGAATCTGGGCCTGCGGAAACTATACCCACCAATGTGGAACCATCTATTAACTTTATAATCGTTATATCAGACATCTATTTTTACCAACTTATAATCGAAACCTTCTTCGTTATAAATTTTTACCCTTTCTATTAAGTGATTTAATGTGTAATTTTTCTTGGACTTCCAGGATAAATCATCTCCTATATCAAATAATTTACATTGTACCTTTTGTTCACCTCTTCTAAGTCCTCTTCCTATACTCTGTAAGTTTCTTATTCTACTCTTTGTAGGAGAGGCAAAGACAATGTTATGTAGGTTCCTTATATTTATGCCTGTTGAAAAAGTGCCGTATGATGCTATAATAATAGCATCGTGTTGTGTTTCTGTTATCGCTCTTATTTCTTCTCTAACTTCTGTTTCTGTTCCACCGTATACAAAGAATACTTTTCTACCTTTCTTAACGGATTTTTTAATCATCTCATGTAATACTACTCCATGCTTTTCTACGAATTGAAATAGAACTAAAGTATTACCTTCCTGGGCGATAGTTAGATTTTTTATTATTTCGTTTCTTTGTGGGTTTGTTACAATCCAATCTATCTCTTCCTGATATGTGCATTTGGTAATAAACTTGCGCTCTTCGTCCTTGGTGTAATTTAGCGTGCAACACACGATTTTTAGATCTGCTAATTGTTTATCCTCCATCAATTTTTTTGTGGTAGTAACTTTATGTACAGGGCCAAAAACTCCCTCTAAAACTAATTTATGTGTCTGTGTTCCGTCTAATGTACCTGTAGTTCCTATTCTATATGGTGCATTAACACATTTATTCATTAATGTTGTTAGTGATTTGGATTTAAAATTATGTGCTTCGTCTCCGTATATAACATCAAATTGTTCAAACCACTTTTTAGGAAACTTGTATATAGATTGCCATGTGCTAATAGTTATATCGTATTCGTTTGACTTTTCCTTACCACCATATATTCTATGACAGTTCTCAGGAGCTTTCCAATTATCTGCTGTTGCATAGTCCTGAAAGTCTCCGTACATTTGTTCTACAAGTGAAGTCGTTGGTACTACAATAAGTTGCTTTCTTCCTCGTGACTGATGATATCTAATTAAACTGTATATGATTAGTGATTTACCACTAGCCGTAGGACTTAATAATAATGACCTTGTATTTGATAGTGCGTGTTTTATAGCATCAATTTGATAATCTCTTATTTGTATATCCTTACCGCCACTTTGTAATTTTAATAACTTTGTAAAACCTTCTACGTCTACATTCTCTCCTAAGTCATCTATATTTACTTCTATATCGTATTCTAATGTATTTGCAAAGTCAATTAAATACTTTAATAGTCCAACATATAATTCATTGGTATATAAACTATACAATCTAACTTTACCGTCCCACATTCTATTCTTATACATCGGCATAAACCTAGCACCCGGAACTTCAAATGTAAAGAAGTCACATATTTCCTGACCAATGCCTGGATCTGTTTGTATCTTTAAATATACTTCGTTCTTTTTACTTACAGAGATCACGCCAGTCCCTTACGGTTAATTCTTTTCTCGATGTTATAAGTTTGTGATAAGAATCCATTTCAGATTTCATCTTGTCATCACAAGTTAGGTCATTAAGATTAACTCCTGTTGTTAATGTTGTGCCTACTTTTACATCTCCTACATAAGATGATAAATTTCCAAACAATATGTATTCAAAATTTGTATCTTCTAATTGTTCACAGTAATTAGGAACCCACCAATCTGTACCTTGTAATTGTTCTGCGTGAGATTCCATTCTTTTAACACTAAAATATCTTTGTATAGGTTGTCTTAAAACAGCAACTCTTTTTAAATTTGTTTCTTTCCATGCTTCAAGTGTTATTATATTATCTCCTAGTTCGTCTTGTATTTTTGTTGAACCCGAACGAGGACCTACTAATACAGACATTTTATCTGTACATATTGCCATTGGTAAAGGTCTTGGTTTATAGTAATCCATTTGTAAACTTAGTCCATTCTATTGCATTTCTTATATCAAACCCTCGACTACCTACTGCCTTAAGAATACTTTCACATTGTAATAAACAAGTGTCTAAATATTCTGCTTTGTCTGTTTGTTTTATGACATCAGGATCTGTGTCTAAGAAATCATTCATTTGATTATTAAGAGGAGCATTACCTAAGTATTGTTCCCAACCCAATTCATTTAATTGTTTCTGGTCTAACTCACCTCTATAATACTGCCACTTCAAACGTCTTAAGGATAACAAATTACTCTTAGCCTTTCTTGCCTGTAGTTTTAAAGTGGTTAAGTAATTGAGGTATTTAGCATGGAGTTCTGGTTGTTTAGTTGAGTCGCCACCTAAGTTAAGCTCGTCTAACTTACAATCCTTTTTCCATTCCTCTTGTAGATATTCAAGTGATATTTTCATAATATAGTATTATAGGACCTAGTAAACTAAATGTCAAGAAGTTTATATACCAGAAGCCGTTGTAATAGTGTAGTCTTTGTACCTAAACATTCCTACACCTGTCATATACTCCGTGCTTCCTGTATATATTTCAAAGTCTAGTCCCTGTAAACTAACAGGAAACAAGTCTCTGAACGTAAACTGTACCACAGGGTTATTATTACTATCCAATACAAATAAAGTAGCGTCTGAGAACTGTCCCAAAGCTGCTTGTTTTTTGGGATCTATATCAGGAAATCTATATTCCTGTGTTGTTCCATAACTTGCGTATTGTTTATGGTCACTTGGAAACCCTAATCCAATTAACCAATCATATAGTTCCTTATAGTTTGCCATGTCTTCTTGTATAAGGAATCTAATCATCAAAGTACCAAATTGTAGTTTGTCTCCTGGTAAAGGAACATCTACAAGTGGTGTTGGTTGATCTGCAGGTGGCAAATTAATTTCTGGAATATTTGCCGCTTGACAAAAATAACTAACATTAGGGATATTATGTATTTGAAATTTAAATCCATTAGGTTTTAGATAATCCAATTCACCTGGATTATTTGCAGTAAACGCTGCTTCCGTAATGTTGTTAATATTTGTTAATGTCATCTACCTTGTCCTCGATATTTTTTATAACTTCTTTTTTTATGTTTATTCATTGATGAAGTAGCGCATTTTACACTTCTTCCTCTACCACCAACACCTTGTGATGTTGCTTTTCTTGTTGCACGATGGTCTATTTTTGCCCACGTTCTTGCCATTATATACTCCTAAAACGATACGCTAACTCCACACCCGCAAGCAGAACTTTCAGCAGGATTAATAAACTCAAATTGTTCATTAAGTCCTTCGACTTTCCAAGATATAATTGTACCTGCCAAATACATCTCGGACATCATATCCATCCATACTTTAAACTTTCCGAAATCAATTTCTATATCAGTTTCGGATACTGGTCCATTAGCATAATTAAAAACATAAGAAAATCCAGCACAACCACCGCCTGTTAAACCAAAGTAAATACCTTTTGATTTATTTTTCTCTAATCTAGCCATAACTTCTTGAAGTGCTTCATCTGTAAAGTCCACCAGTGGTGGTCTAGATGTTGCAATCATGTTGCTAGGGTCAAATTGACTAGCTTGCAATGGCGTCTCCATCGGTTGGTTTCTTAACT